TTCTATCCGTACCTTCAAACATTGAAAAGTATAGTGTTAATCCGCTTGTATTATCATTTGCAACTGTTACACCAGAAGCCCCTGGAATAGTTTTAGTAACTTTCGTCCAAGTATCTGCTGATAGAGATCCAGTTTCAATAACATAGTTTTTACTACCGTCTCCATTATAAATCCAAACATAAAAGTTCTGAGCAACACTAGATTTAATCCAAAAAGATAAGGTTAATTTACTAGAACTTGAGGTGCTATCCCAACCTGAACAGGCTAAATCTTGAGCTTCTGAAACGTATCTAATATTTGCATAATCAGCAGCTCCAGCTCCACTTGTCTGATTACCGTTTGTAATGTGTAAAGAGTTTCTAAATCCTTTAGCCCACGGACCAGTATCGCTAGAAGTTAAAGCGTGTTGGGCATGAGTTAATGCTTCATCTTGACCAGACCATTGTAATTTCCATCTATCAAGAGCAAAATCACTAGCAGTTGTCGATGAAGTACCTCTTTGTGCAACCTGCATTGCACCATTAATTATAATATTTCTATTACTTAGATTATTAGTAATTTTGGCGGTTGCTGTACCATCAGTAGCCAATGTAATAGCATCACTTGATGCACTAGCATGGCGTATGGCGTTTACTTTTAATGTACTCATGGTTTAGGATTGTCTGATTTTACTTTTGCAACGGCATCGACCCAAGTTGTTGTACCGTTCTTTTTGTCCCAGTATTGCATGTCTAATTGATCTGCTAAATTAGGGTAAGCAGCTGCTCTATCTCTTTGATACTTATTATTATCATAGATACCTTGAAGCCTTGTTACTTCAGCATCTATTTCAGCTTCAGTAGGTTTTGTTTGCTTACTATCTAACCAATTTAATTTGGCATAGGGATAATCCTCACCACCCCAAACCCATTCGGCTCCAGGAGTTAATGAAAATAAAGCATTTTTTTTAGTTATCATGCTGCTACCTCAAATAAATAAAGCCTATTGTTCTTAGCCTCTGCAGATTCATTACCTGAGTGATACCTTATTTGAACATTGTAAGTATTAGCTAAATTACTAAAAGAAGAATCTAAAGCAGATACAACCATAGTACAATTCATATCAGTTCCAGATTGAAGACGCATCCTACCCGTTTGTAAGTTGTCATTAGTATCACCAGATGTTGATCTTACTAACTTATAGTCAGCTTGAATATCTTGGCCGCTACTCGCAGACATAAAAGCATAGGAAGTGACATGTAATGCAAACACTTTATTAGATGTAGAAGCTAATGTTATTGACAAAGCAGAGTCATATATATCTGCAAAGGTGCTACTAGTAGTTGCTTTAGCATCGTCGGAGGCTGTAACTGCTTGGAGTATTTTACCTCCAGCTGGAGCATCAGCAAAACTAAGAGTTCCTGAACCGTTTGTTTTTAAGAATTGACCATCTGTACCTGCAGTAGATAAATCTATACTAGCTGTAGGTAGTGTAATTGTCGGTGTTCCTGCGGCAGCTGCAACAGTAATTTGAGCGTTACCAGATGAACTACCATTTAATTTTATTGTACTCATGGTTTAGGATATTTATCTTTAGTTGTTTTAATTGTTGCTTTCCAAGCATCTATACCGTTATGGTATATGTCATCCAACTGATCGACCACAGAAGGGTATTCGGCTGCTCTATCTCTTTTATATTTTTCATTATCATAGACTGCATCTAGTCTCACTATCTCTGCTTCTACCTCTGAATCTGTAGGAACAGTATCTCCTTTCATATCATGCCAAGTTACATCTTTATTTCCTACAACAGCAAATTGTGCCTTAGGGCATAAAGATCTTAAAGCAGTTATCTTTCTTGTTGTCATTATGCCACTACCTCCATAAGAGTGATTGTAGAAACCATACTGTCATCTTGGAACTTAATCTCAGGCCCATCATTACCTGTGCCATCTCTTCCTTGAACCTTATATGTAACTGACGATGTTGTAGTAGGATCATCTAATTTCATCATACATAGATACTGTCTATTCCATACTCCACTAACACCAGTTGCCTTACAGCCTATAGAATGAGAATGAGTAGCTCCAGCTATTAAAGTTGAATCCCTAAGTAATTTAACACCACCTTGAGCATCGTCTGTATTCTTATGGCAAGACATATTCTGACTAACTATAACCAATATTTTATTAGTATTAGTTGTAGGCGTTATACTGGCGGTTAAGCCTGAATCAGTCCATGTTGTACTGGTTATTTCAACTGATGTACTAGTAGAAGCCGAGACAACTTGGATAATTCCGTGATTACCAAATTTAGATGTTGTTATCCCTTCAGTTGGTATTTTTGCTGCTGTTACTGCATTAGCAGCTAACATATCTGTGTCTACTATACCGTCTGGTAGACCACCTACGGAGACTCCTGTGACGGTTCCGTTTCCATTAATTGTTATTGTCATAATTTTAAACGATTGTCCAGTTGTCTCCAGAATCAATAGTTACAGTGATTCCGCTATTTATTGTTATTGGTCCTGCAGATAAAGCATTACATGCTGCACCAAATTCAGTACCAATGGTATAGTTAGTAGTAACTGTCTGACCATTCTCCATAAAGATTTTATCAGTACTACCACCAACTGCTCCGCCTCCAGAGGCATCAGCCCATAACAAACCACCTGTTCCACCAGATTGTTTTGTTAGTACTTGTCCATTAGAACCAGCATTATCTAT